ATCCAGCATTGTTTATCGTTGTTTTAAATACCGTTCCTATAACTACTTTTCTATTGGTTTTAACAATCCAATATAGTTCTCCATCTTTATATTCAAGATGTTTTCTTAGTTCATTTGCGTTCATCTTTTACCTTTCCTAGACCATAGTTTTCAGTAAGACCGCCACAAGTAGGGTCGCCTTTCCACCAATCTCCTGATGGTTTATTTGGCTGTTCTTCCCTAATCATTATTAAATCTAATAGTTTTAATGTTTTCCTTTGAGCCTTGTAAACTTCTTCTTCTAACTTTTGAAACCTTAAAGATTCTTGACGTAAAAATTCTGCAACTCTTAATTTATTGTAATTTGCATCGTTAAATTGTCCAGATTCAATATCCTCTGCTATTTTAATTAAACTCATATTTCCTCCAATCACATGACATCATACGGGTACAATGTCATGACAGTCAAGTTAAAATTGCTCTTATGATTACTACTATATGTAACTACTATATGTATCCCCTATAACCGGATTCCCTTTCGGTGAGATGTGTTTAGCCTACCCGAACTGAATCAGGTAGCCTTCAGATATCTATTCCCAATCGGAGCCGATAGCGTCCGCCAGCCTTACGTAGAATAGGTGCTAGCTTCGCCGCCTATCTTGCAGTATTTCATCTACTTACCCCCAGTCTGCTTAGTTCATATAGCGCTGGTGTGTCATTCCCCGTCCACTATACAAACGCTGGAGAAACAAAAAGACCGCTTAAGCCTGTTGTTTCCAAGTTGGAGACCATTATGTAAATATGCTTGCAATACTTACGTAATGTGAAACAACAGACCTAAACGGCCTCATCAAGCTAAATCATACACTAGTCTCCAAACCAGCCCCTACAGTATAGCAAACTTTAAAAATACTGCAAGCCGTACTTAATGCCGACTGTAAACGTTTACAAAAAGAAAGAGACCGGGGGATTAGTCCGGTCTCTGATGCACGGGGGAGGATATGTGCAGGAGGATACAGGAATGAAGAAACCTGTGGCTGTATATTAACACAGTATTTTTAGAATTGCTACAAGGTGGATCTCTATGGATGCTTATAGACATCTATAGACACTTTACACCCCCCGCCTTTGATCTTTTCTCCACGCTCTACTGTAAGCTTCCAGACCTGCTGGTCATCGTCATACATCAGCCCATTCATGGAATCTAGGATGGCTTTACAGCAGTTATCAATATCTAACAAGCGTTTGTCTCTTGGATACAACACTATGGATATTTCTACGGGTTTACCCTGATATCCTTCAATTCCAGCACAGATCTCATGCACCGCCTTTTTAAACTCAACTCCCCGCTTGGAGATATATCGTCTTTTACCGGACTGAAGCCAATAAGAATTAACGCTGGGAGGGTAAGGAAAATTAAATGTATACATACATGAATTAAGAGGGGTACAACCTGTTGACATGATATATTGAGTTTGTTATTCTGTGAACGGATTGTAGTTTAACTTAAGGAGGAAGTGTGGATTATTCAGAATCAATCATCTATTTGCGTTCTTACACCAACAAGGTAGCGGAGCTGTTAAACCGCCGTAAATACAAGGCTGCAAGGGATACCGCAGCAGAAATATTAGCCGAGGCGCAACAGTTGGTTCAAACCATTGACAACGCTATTGAAGCTAACGGAGGAGCAGATGAACAAGTGTGATGAAATGTTTTACGAAACTTATCCCGATATTGTTTGGCAAGACGATACGGCGATTAGGGTGTGGAGGGAATGCTGGAAGGTTTGCACAGACCGGATGGTATATCAGATGCAGTCGAGAACAAAACTATTTACAGAAGGAATGAAGAAAGAATATGAAACTAACGAACATACACAATCTACCTCAAACGTTCGTAAACGTTCTGAGTCGGTCAAAGTATACGAAAGGCAAGGCGAATTTATCCGTGACCGAATTATTGCAGCCGCCTCAGCTAGTGCAATTACGCAAGAAGCATTGGGACGAGCTAGAAGAGGACGTATCGGATAAGATTTGGGCGATTTTTGGCACGGCTATCCATTCTGTATTGGAGCTGGGTGCTGACCATAATCACTTAATCGAAGAGCGTATCCACGCTACTGTAGATGGCTGGGATATTTCAGGAGCTGTTGACCTTCAGAAGGTAGAAGAAGATGGCATAGTCATTTCGGACTACAAGACCGCCGGTGTTTGGGCAGTCATGAATGAGAAGATTGAATGGGAACAACAGCTCAATATGTACGCTTGGCTGGTCGAGAAGGTTAAAAGAACGCCAGTCAAGAAGGTAGAGATCGTAGCCATTATCAGAGATTGGAGCCGTAGAGATGCGAAGAATAGGGAGGACTATCCAGAGTCACCGATTAAGGTGCTTAATATCCCTTTGTGGCCGTATGAGAGAAGAGAAGCTTTTATTAAGTTACGGATACAAGCGCATTCCAACGCATCTTTGGCTTCCGAAATTAGCGAAGATTATGCTCCTTGCACACCTGACGAGATGTGGGAGAAACCGACTACTTACGCAGTTAAGAAAGCTGGGAATAAAAGGGCTACTGCTGTCTTCCAATCAGAAGGAGAGGCGGAAGACAAGAAAGCAGAACTGGGATCGGGTTATGAGATTGAAGTCCGTCCGGGAGAGCGCACGAGATGTGCGGAATTTTGTCAGGTAAGCAGTTTTTGCAAACAATATCAGGATTATTTAAAGGAGCAAGAATGAAGTATTTACTAATCATAGGATTGATTTTATCTGTTAATGCATACGCTTCAGAGCGATGCACAAGAGATAGCAACGGAGGTATTTGTTGTTGGGATACCGATCAAGAAGGAACACTTAAACCAATCAGTTGTTCATAGGAGAAATGATGAAAACACGTCAAGAATTAGTTTATGACTTTATGTTGGCTTTGTGCCAAAACAGCGCAGTATGCGTAGGTTCTGAAGATGATCCTAAGTGGATCTTGGAATATGCCGGTAAGTTAGCCGACATCTACTTGGGGGCAATATGAGCTATGAACAATTTACAAACAGATACTACAGATATACAAAAACCGCTAGATCTTTATCCGAAGCACTTAGAGATGCAGATTATGCAACGCCTATTTGGAGATGCGAAACGGATTGGGATAGATCTAAATCCTTCTTCAGAGACGTGTTTGTCTGGTTTCTGCTTTCTGTCGCAACCTTTGGAATCTTTGGAACAGGACTCTACGCATGGATAACAAGATAAAAGCTAATGAATATCAAGTTGCCGGTTCTCATTATGCTGATAATCCTATTCAACCTTGGGACTATATCACTGCTAATGGGCTTGGGTATCTTGAAGGAAACATCATTAAGTACACTACTCGCTGGCGCAGGAAAGGCGGTATTGAAGACCTTAAGAAAGTTATTCATTACGCAGAAAAATTGATTGAAGTAGAAACAATAAGGAAATTAAAAGAGGATCACGATGGAATACAAAGAACTTAGACAGATTGATGTCTCAAAATATACAGAGAAGAAAAATGGTCTTACCTATTTATCTTGGGCATGGGCAGTCGACCAGCTATTACTTGCTGATCCAAAAGCGCATTGGTTTTATCCGGAGTACCAACGCTGGGGCAATGGAACAGTCATGGTCTTTTGTACCGTTGTCGCAAATGATATTGCTAGAACGGCACAGCTTCCCGTTATGGATTACCGCAATAAAGCGATTTCAGAACCCGATGCGTTTGCAATTAACACAGCGATGCAAAGATGCCTAGCCAAAGCCATAGCATTACATGGGCTTGGGCTATATATCTACAACGGTGAAGACGTCCCCCCTGACCTTGGGGCTGATGTCACAGTAGACGTGGTTGCTAAACAAGCGCCAAAGGTTGCTGCACCTCCCAAAAAAGAAGCATTCTTTGATGACTCAGATCCTTGGGAAATTAAAGTAGATACAACAAACGGGGAATGGCCTACCTCGCTCCAACAGGCTGTAAATATGTTGATTGGTCTTGCTAAGAAAGCCGAGGATGTGAACAACATCTATAAGGTAAATCAGAAGATCTTTGAAGAACTCAAAGAGAAAGACCAAAAGATATATGATGCTATTTTTGCTTTATTTAAAACAACGAAGAATGAATTGAAAGGTAAGTGATGACACAAGAATATCCAAACACAGGCGGTTTATGGAGAACCAAAGAGAAGAAGCACGATAAAGCTCCAGATATGTGGGGTGAATTAAAGTTAGATCGTGATTACTTGCGTCAATTACTGGATGAGTCTAGTGGCTTGGTTACCGTAAAGATTGATGCATGGAAACGGGAGAGCGCTACCGGCAATTCTTATCTGTCTATCAAAGTCAATACATGGAAGCCTGAAGGAAGCAAGGGCGGATCAAAGAGCGAAGAACGGATGCCATTCGATGATTAAGAAAAAGTTTAAATCTGCTGATGATGCTTTTGATGCTCAGTTTGAAGAGTGGGCAAAGAAAGTTGACACTGACTGGGAATTGTTAGCCAAGAATCTTCAAGATGGTTTGGAGAAAGAAATTCAGGAAAATGAAACCAAGCAGAAGACTATTGATGAACTTATTTTAATAGTCCACTACCTTGAAACTAAATTAGGTATTCATGATTATGGAAACGATCCAGTTTGAAGCAATTAAAACGGGATTGAAGCAGTCTAAGGATGGCTATATGCTGTCCTTAGCTGTTCACCCAGATGAACTCCCAGATGATCTCGTAAGGGATTTTGTGGGCGCTCGTTACATGGTAGTTATGGTTCGCATTGGAGACGATGAAAAACCATTAGATCGGGAAATGGTAAAGAAGCATCACCCAGCAGTAGCAATGGCTGGAATGCTATGCCGAGACCGGTTGTTTTGGGAATACATTGAGTTTAGAACCAATGAAAATATCATGACTGAAGGTGAATGTACCGAGTGGTTAAAGTATTACTTTGAAATTGATTCAAGGGCAGAACTCAAGAGTAATGAGAAAGCCCGTGACGCATTTTTGCAATTTAAGGAAGAGTACGAAGAATGGAAAAAGTAGAAAGAAAGATGATTCCCTATAGTGTTTATCTTCCTAAAGAGCATCACGCAAGGTTAACTAAGCTGGCTAAGGAGCGTAAAGCTTCAGCATTGATTAGGGACGCCATTTGCGTATTGCTTGATGGCGGAGATCAATACAAAGCCGGATACAACCAAGGCTTGAGGGATGCCGCTAAGTCAGTAACCAAGGTAAATATTTTTAAAGAAATTGCTTATAAAGGAAAATACATTGATACTCTAGTTACTGAAATCATTGAGCAACTGGAGATGAGTTAATGTTTTTATCACTACAACCTAATGACCAAAATATCAGGGATTTGATTGAAATAATTGGCGATATATTGATAGAGAATCAAGCTATGAATGCTGACGTTTTAACAGCCGTTCTTTTTATTGCGGTCAATGTTTGTGATGATATGGAAATGAGTAAGCAATTATTTTTAATTAATTGTGACAACATGTACGACTCACAATCGAGATTTGCCCAAGTAGAGGAAGGAAATACAATTCAATGAATGAAGATGATTTAAGAGATTGTTTTGCTATGTTTGCAATGTTTAGTAGAAATTTTGGCGAAAGCAAAGAATTGGACGCACGTATTTGTTATCAAATAGCAGATTTAATGTTAGAAGCAAGAAAGCCCGTAGAAGATGGAATTGTAGCGATTAAGAAAACCCGTAAGAAACTAACCTAGGAGAAGTCATGACCAGCTTTACCACTGAAGACCGTTTAAGCGCAGAACAAGAACCTGTACCATTTGCTGGCTGGATG